AAACAAAACCGAATCAACGGGGGTGCTAAATGACTAAAGACGAAGCATTACGCCTTGCATTGGAGGCGTTTGAAACGCTAATGATTGAGCGTGGGTCAATCTATGAAAAAGCCATCACCGCCATTAAAGCCGCACTAGAAGCGAAGGATGAGCCTTGGGAGAAGTTCTGCGATTCACATTGCGTTTGGACTGACCACCATCCTGATTGCAAGTTGGCGAAGGATGAGCCTGTGGCGTGGATGTATCCAGATGACTTGAAGCGTTTTGAAACAAGCGAAACCTTTGCTCAAGCGTATTCAATTGAGGTGGTCAGCCCAACTCAGGGTGAGACAGTGCCGTTGTACACCACCCCACCACAGCGCACATGGGTAGGGCTTACAAATGACGAACTAACTGACTTGTTTTACAACAAAAACCTTGGTCAAGAGAGTGCTGTTGGTCAAGCTATTGCTTTGTTAAAGGAGAGAAACACATGACTGAATGGACAAAAGAGGAAGACGAAGCCTTCAACGATGTTGAAAGAAATAGCAATCTTGGTAAGCAGATATTGAGAGACTTAGGGCAGCCATACCACTTTGATGTTTATGTCTCTCCATCTCAAAGAAACCATGTGCTAGAGGAAGTCGCTCTAGAGTTTGACAAGATGAAACCCTTTGGCGATACAGCCGCAGGATTCGCAACTTTTGTAAGGATGATGAAAAAATGAGTTTTGCAGATATTGAAATGAAAGTTATTCAATGGGGTGAAGCTAGAAGCATTGTGCAAAACAGCACTCCCTATGCTCAAGCAGTAAAAACCCGTGAAGAACTACTTGAACTATTTACAGCAATTGCCAAAGGCGACAGGGCTGAAATGGCAGACGCATACGGAGATATTCTTGTGACATTGGTGATGGGTTGCGCTTGTGCTGATCTTGACCTTGTAGACTGTTTTAAAGGTGCTTACGAGGAAATTAAAGCCCGCAAAGGGTATCTCAACAAAGAAGGTATCTTTGTTAAGCAGTAAGAATCTCTAGTGCGTGTGCTATCTCTTTTTCCCGATCTGCAAGACCTATTAAGCCGCCATTTATGCGTTTAGTCATGGTCTTGTAGTCTCTGGAATCAGCATATTGATTAAGTTTTTGGGTGTTCCAGAACCATCCTGCTGTTAAAGCCGCATATCTAGGTGTTTTAACAAGTTCAGGTTTCATAACAAAGTCTTCACCAAGAGCTTTGCCAGCATGGTAGAAATTTGCATGACCAGTTAGCTGAAACAGACCTTTCCCAGAAAACCTGTACCCATCGCCTGAAGCCTCATCCCTGTTCCCCATACGATTTGCATAAACATTATTAGCCAATGCTTTTTCGTTACGGGCGTACTTTTGAGCAATCTCTAAGTTTGGAAAGCGTTTAGGCCATATAACCATAAGTCGTTCAGCAGAATAACTTAGACCTTCTTGTAGTCTCTTGAAGTTTCCACTCTCATGCGCTGCTTGACCAATGAAAGCCGCCTTTCGAAGCGGATTCATAATGTCAAATCTTTCGAATGTTTCATTCAATGGATCAACCCATTCAGAGCCAATCTTCAGTTGTTTAAGTTGTTCACTTGTTACCATTTAAAAGATTCCTGACATCGTTGTAAGCGTCAATACACGCATTTAATTGGGCTGTATTCTTATCACCTTGAGCCACTATTTCGGCAATGGCTTGGAGGGTTGCTCTTTCGGCATCAGAAGGTTGGTCAATCTCTCTGTCAGGTTGACTTCTTGTTTCTGTGCTATTTGTGGGGGCAACGGAGGGACTTGTGGGGGCTTGTACACAACTTGGGGGGCTGATCCGCACCCTACCAGCACGAATGGCAGCGTCCAAAGCACTTTGTTTTTTGTTGACAACATCGTTAACCTCCAAAAGTTTACTAGCAGTAGTGTTCAATTGCTCATTGAGTTTCTGTTCAGTTTGACGAGATTCCTCATTCTTCCTGGCAATCTCAATCTGCATTTCCTTATCCCTGTCAGACCATCCAAAGTGGTATCCACCTCTGTAAGTTCCAAACAAGGTTATACAGAGTCCGAACAACAACCAAGGTAGTGGTATACCAAACATCAGTTAGCCTCTTTTCTAGCCAATGCCAATTGTTCACGCTCATGGTCATCCTCTAGCAAATCAGGTGGTGTTGTCGGAGGAGGAGGTGGAGTCCAAGACTCATCTAAGTCAGGATTCTTAAAGTTTAGCCAATTAGGTGCTGATCCTGTTGATGTCCATGAAGAGGTCGCAGGAGGCGCTACAGGCGCTTGAACAGGTGGTTGGCTACTTGGAGTTGGACTAGGTGCTGTTGGAGGCGTAACAGCGTTCTGAATGGCGTTTACAGCCGTTCCTACGCCCTTTTTACCGATAACACCACCAATGCCACCAACAATGAGCAAAACGATGTCGTTCAGCATCTTGGTATAAGCCATGTCAATCGGGGCCATACTCTTGATGGGCTGGGTGACGAAAGTGACGGAGTACAACAAAGCCACAACAATGAAACAGAGAATCAATGTGACCACTACGACCACAAAGCCCCAAACATAGGTTTCTACCTCTTCAATTGTTAGTCTTTGTTTCTGGTTGGACATCGTTAACCTTTTTTTCAAGAATAGGGGCTACCAAGTATTCGGGGCAAGTCTGGGTAAACAGACACTTAGGCTTCTGACAGTTTGGATGGACAAAGTTATCAGGATTCTGACAAAAATATCGGTATCTGTCGTCACAACCAGTTAGCAGTAATAACAAAAGTAAATATCTCATGCCATGACATCCACTTGAGAAGCCTTAACCCATTGGGTCTTTATCTCCTGGCACTTCTGCTGTTGTTCTGCTTGTCTGTTCAGTTCTGCAAGTCTCTGCATATTCTGTTGGTGGATCACTCGGTGAGCCTCTGACAACATCTTGGCATTTTGTTGGTAAGTTGTTATTCTCATAACCCAATCTTTCCCAGTAGAAGAGCCACAATTTTGTTTGACAGGTCATCAGGCAAGAACTTTAAAAAGCCTAGAAACCACCAAGCAACACATCCATAAATGAATACCTTTAGAAACATGTCAAACTGTTTCTGGTACTCGTTCATCTTCTGCACCCACCTTTAGGACACAGACTCATCAATTCGTTGATTCCAATGAACACCAAAAACAAAACAAATACGATGCCACCAATGATGATTGCCCACTCTTGGAGTTCTTCCTCTCGCTCTCTGGCTTTCTTATCAGCGGCTTTTAGAGCAGCCACTTCCTTGGCATCATCTCTGTCCATCTCAGCCTGACGCTCTTTAATCTTATTCCAGACATCAATCTTGCCTGTCTGCATAAAGAGCATCTTTAACTCTTCCTCAAAGGCTCTGGCTTGCTCAAGTGCCATCTCAATCTGTAGAGCCGCACCCATGTTAGAACCCTTCTTAGAGTTCTTAGCTTGAAGCATTGCCTTAGTTGCTTGACTTTTAGCGTCAAACATCTTGCCCAGCATTGGTGCTAGAGAGCCTAAATCATTGGCGACCTTACTCGCCTTCTTAACCATCGAAATGGCGCTTTGTAAGCCATTAAGTGCGCTTATCGGATCGATCATTCCTCTTCTCCCATTTGAGACAGATAACCTTTCGGTTATACACATCCCCAACCCAAGTCCATTTAATACATCGGTACTCTATGGTTGCCGCCAATAGAAAGGCGATCACGGAAATGCCCACACAACAATATAAACACAAAAAATTACAAAACAAAGAAGGAGGACTGACGCAAGAATTACATCAGCCCACTCTTTCATTGTCTTTCAGATAAATTGTATTGTCCTACAGCACTTGGGACAAGAACACCTCCAAGAGGAGCTGACTGCTGAGAAAGCATGCCACCAATACTCTTGAATAGTTCTGGTCGTTGACGCAACAAGATGTCAATTGCCGCTTGTCCTGTAGGACTGTATGCTGGAGGAATAATACCAACAGCAGGAATTGCAACTTGAGGCTGAGACAACAATCCCAATCCACCAACAGTAGATGCCGCAATACGACCCTCTAATGTTGACCTTGCAGTGTCTCCAAGAACCTGAACTGCCGCATCAGAGATTTCTTGCCCTTTTGCACGACCTTTGGCAAATGAAGTTTTACGCCTTGTTTGGTCTTGTTGACGAACAGCAGTATTGAATTGTTTTGGCGTGAAAACACCATTATCTGCACCAGAATTAGCAGCCGCTACATTGATAACAGATAAGTCACTGTATGCACTGTCTATCCTACGCAACTTAGATGTTTGTTTTGGATTCTGGAAATACAACTCTTTCTTGATAGCACCAAGAACATCAGTTAGAGCCTCTCCAACCTCACGCTCGGAAGCAGTTGAACTATTGGCATAGTTACTTGCTTTCTTACGCAGATCAGACTCAATACCTTTGTATGTTTGTCCATCAATCTTTTGACCAGCAAACTTACCAAAAACAATGTCGTTCAATGTTTCAGTAACTTGCTGTCTTTGATTCGCATCCAAACTCTTAGCCTTGCTCAAAGCACCAAGGATATTGCTAGTTGTTGCAAAGTCTAAGTCAAACGACATCTTTGATAAGACATCATCATATTTCTTAGATACTTCATCAGAAGCATAAGCGATGGCATCTCTGCCAACAACATCAGCAGGTAATTTGTCATCAACCTTGCCAAGTGCTTTGTTGATTACACCTTTGTTAAAATCAAACAATACACGCTGTCTTGCGTTCTCAATGCTTGATCCAATTAAAGGCAAATTTTGAGCAAACTCTTCAATTGTTTTAAATTGTCCACCAAGGGTTTGACCTGTTGTTGGTGTGATTCCAAGATCACGCATGGTTTTCTCTGCTTTAGAGACTAATGGATTTAGCACTCTACCTGCACCAGCAACAACCTTCTCACCAATAGGGCCAGTAACAGCGCCTACAGCAACTTGTTCAGCCTTTTGTTCACCAAAGCCACCTTCTCCAACAGCGGGTTGCATAGCACCACCAACAGCACCACCAGTCACTGCTTGTGCAACAGGAGACAAATTTCTAGCCCTTGCTATTTGAGCAACTCTTGCGGCAGGAACTAAACTAGCAGGATTCAAGATATTTCCACCAAGTCGTGAAACATCAAATCCTGACTCACCCTGTGCTTGGCGTTGAGCTTGATATGCTTGCTCTTCAGCTTTAGCCATCTCATCAACACGCTTTGCCTCTTCAGTAAAGAATTGACTGATGCTGTTAGGAGTAGTTCCACCTAAACTTGTAATTCCTGCCAAAGCACGGGGAAGCAATTGAGCCGCACCAGTGATCGGGTCTTTTAAACCCATCAAAAATCCAGATGAAGGAGGTGTGACTTGTGGTTGTGCAGGTTGAGGTTGCAAAGAACTTTTAATCCTTGCAAGTGCCGCCTCTTGACTCAACCCATCAGGCAACTCATAAGACACACCCTTGTATTCATAAATGGTAGGCATGATTACTTATCCTTCAACTTGATTGGATTTTGAGGAGAGCCAAGTGGTGCATTTATTGGTGCTGTTGATAAAGGCTCATTCTTACCAGAGGAAGCCGCTTGTTTTTGAAGTCGCTCAATGTTGTTTCTTGTTTTTCTTTCAGCACTCTCTAAAACACGCAACATTGCTTTTGGCTCCATCCTCAACTCACCAGCAACAACTTTTTGCAAGTATTTCAATTCTTCATTCGAGTCATTACCACCAAACTGTTGCAGTCTAGGAATAACAATCTCACCAATGTTAGACATGAACACTTCAGTATTTTCAACCTTTTGTGGACTACCAATACCAGTGTACTTGGCAACAAATTGCTTTTCAGGGCCATAAGCGCCAGCATAGATGCCTTGATTAACAAGTTTGATAGCGTCATCAAAAGCGGTCTTCAAAGAGAATTGAGTTTCAATGTTTGCTAAGTTTTCACCAATTATTTTTCCTGCCGCTTTAGCTGCTGTACCAGTATCAACATTGATACCACCAATAGTGACATTACCAGTACCTTTGCCAGCACCTTCAACTTTCTTAGTTGCGTACTCAAGCATCCGCTTTTGAAATGGATCAGTGCCAGGAGTTAAACCTGCATCTATCAATGTTTTTGCAAACTCAGAGTATTTCTGTGTATCTGGGCCTTTATAGATTTCTGCACCAGTAACAGCGTCTACTAAAGCATTTCCAACTACAACAGTCTTAGGTGCTTTCTCAACTTGTTGTTGAATAGCCTCAAGTCTTCTAGTTGTTAGATTTAGTTCTGCATCACGCTCTGGAGATGCTGGCTGTTGAGTTAACTCATCCAATTTAGTGTTTAATTCTGCAATCCTGTCAGAAATCAAAAGTTTTTCTGGAGTTGCTTGTTGACGCTCACGATTAGCCGCAGCTTTACGCTGTGCCGCCAATGCGCTTTCGCTCTCTGCCTTACGATAGACATCAGCAAGCATCATTGCACCTTGAGTGTCACCAGCTTGAGACAACATATCTACACCTCTAGCAATAGATGCAGGGTCAGCATAGTTAATCTGTTTTGAAATCTGTTGTCTAGCAGTAATAAGGGCTAATTGAGGGTCTTGAGCGCCCAATGCACCGCCAATAGCACCACCAAGCATGGAAGCACCACGACCAATGGCATAGTTTGCTTGTTGGAATGGAGTCAATTGTGCATACTGCAATGCTTGTTGATCAGCCATCGCTTGTTGAGACTGCTGATACATTTCTGGCGTGATGCCAAATAATGATTGGACGATTTCTGCCATGATTTACTCCTTATGCGCTACCAAAAGCGCCACCTTGAACAGCGCCATCATATACACCATATCCAACAATATCACTGCCAGTGCCACGACCACCATTAAACCAGTTTGCTGCCGCATTTGTTAGTGCTGGACTTCTAGAGAATCCCATCAATGCACTTGCAAATGGGTTGTAGGCATTTGCCGCAGACATCGATTGTGCAGAAGCCATGTTTCCTTGGAATAGTGCATTAGCACCTTGTGGATTAGCTATACGACCACCCAAAGCAGAACCCATTTCCAATGGTTGTTGTCCAAGAGCTTCTAATCCTGTAGCACCTTGTAAGTAGGCTTGATATGGGCTAAGAGCCGCTACCTGACCTTGATAACCTTGGTTTAGCAAGTTGCCACCAGTGCCAAACAAACCAGCACCAAAGGCTACTTGTTGTTGACCAGCTTGCATTGCATTAGCCGCCAATTGAGCATCTTGTTGAGCCAAAGCGTTGTAGTAGGCTTCTGTCTCAGGATTAGAAGCACCAAGACCTGCCGCACCACTTGGTCTAGCACCAGTACCACCAACAGCCAACCCCCCCCTACCAGTGTTAAATAACTGGTTTTGCAAAGCACCATATTGACGCTCACGGCTAGGGGCTAACAATTCTTGTTGTTTAGCCATGTACTGCTGTGCCGCTTCTTGTGGAGATTGAGCCATGTACTGTTGACCCAAACCAAACAATCCTTGAGCCGCACCTGCCAAAGGAGCAAACTGACCTTGTGCCGCAGCCGCTTGATCTAAACCAGTACCTGCCAAGCCAAGGAATCGATCTTGCATCGCCTTGAGTTGTGGATCAAGGGTATAGCCAGCACCTGTTACACGACCTGTTGTAGGGTCAGTCGTAAACTGAGATGTACCAAAACGAGTAGTAACTCCAACTGGTCGGAAACGGGCTTCATCAGCGGCAATTTGTGCCGCCCTGACTTGTGCATCAGCTTGAGTCTGTGCGGCTCTCTTAGCTGAACTTCCACCTAACAATCCACCTAAAAGAGATGCACCTGCTGCAATAAATGGCATATTAAACTCCAATCAAAATATCGTCCACTTTTGACGGGTCTTTCTCGTCAGTGGCATGAATACAAAACCAAACACAATCTGTTAGCGCCTTAACTCCATGTGTTAACCCTGCTTTAATCTCAACACATGCTGGCGCTTCTATAACTTCTACTTCATCACCCTTCATCACCGCTACCTTACCTTTTGCCAATATAGACAAATGGCTAAAGTCATGCGTGTGTTTCAGAATGGCTGTACCCTCCGCAAATACGGCTTCTTTGGCATACAAACCATCGCTGAAATGATGAGTGATCATGCTGTTCGTTTCCACATAGCCACAGTAATGTATGGCTGTAAGTTAGCGTTAGTTGCACTGCTACCAGTTGAATCTGTTGTGCCAGAAACAGTGTGATTGTGTTGCAAATCAACAGTGCTTGTGTTCAAAGCATCGTATCCAGTCAAGTCGTAACCTTGAGCAGAATCATTGTTATCAGTACTGAAGTTTCGTGCTTCATTGGTAATGTCCGTGTACTTCATCTGGTGAGCATGAGTTGAGTTTGCACTCATGTTTCCTGAAGTAGCACTGAAAGTATGGGTATGGCTAACTACGATTGCATTTTTGCTACCACCAGTTTCCTCTAGTGTGTCAAAAGCTGTATCACTTGCATCCAAACCAACCATGACTCGACCAGCACCAAATGCTGTCCAAGTACCAAAGCCTAACAATGTCGCAGGGTTTGTAGAAACACCCGCATTGATGTAGATAGAGCCTACTGGATACATAGCCTGAAAAGCCGCAGTAACAAAAGCAGTAGTCGCCACTTGAGTAGTGTTCGTACCACTAGATGCTGTAGGGGCAGCAGGAGTACCAGTAAATGTAGGAGATGCTAGATCAGCCTTAGTCGCAATAGCAACAGCAATATTGACAAACTCAGTGTTGATCTCTGTACCCTTGACAATCTTTAATGGATCGCCAGAGGGTAATGAATCTTTGGTAGCGAAATTGGTGCTTTGTGTATAGTTACTCACGACATTTTCCCATCTTTAGTTTGGATTTCAATGCGCTGAATAGATAGCGCAGAACCATTGATATTTGCTTCATATCCAGTTTGAACAATTTTACCGCTACCACTTGCCTGTGCAACCAATGTCTGTAACGCTACACCATCAGAGTATTGGGCAACATTGTATTCACCAATGCCATACTCAGATATTCCCTGAGTAGGAATCAAAACATTGGCAGACAAGTAGTTCGTGGCAAAGTCAAAGCCCCACTTCATCGTCACATACTGGTTTGAACCACCAATAATGACCACCTTCAAACGCTTTAACAAAGAAGTGATATTCGCATTACCAAGGTCTGCATGATTGGTGTAATACTGCATCCTGTAAGACGATGTGTAGTCTTGATAAGTGCTGTACTTACCAATGTAACCATTCTTGCCAATCAGAAGATCACCATTCCTACGGGATAACAATGCTGTTGGCTCAATCGAATCCCAATTAGTGACCCTGAATGATCCATCTTGCAACTGAACCCGTGTATCAAAGCAGAAAACCTCTTTTACTGTTGGCAGTGTAAGAAGATAGAAAGCCTCTGTCTCAGAGTAAACAGTCTTAATGGTAGGTAGTGATTCACTAGCAATGATCTGCATGAAATCACTGCGGATGTTCTTAGACAAGTCACCCAAAGGAGCAGACTTCTCAATGATTGTTCGAGCAAACGATCTAACACCAGAGTTAGACAAGAACAAGATGTCTTTACCAGTAGCTTGGATTGAATCTCTTGCAATACATCCAATACCGCCTACAGTGTCCTGAAGCGACATCGTTGCAGGTGTAGTGGCATTGGCATAAACCAAGATTTGTCGTCTGCCAAAGATGATCAAGAAACCATTGTGTGCAGCCAATCCTGTGATCTCATCAGCACCATTAGGCCATACACGATCAATGTTCAGAGAACCAGAAGTGCCTGTATTCCAGATGTGACCTGCCAACAAGTCTGAAAAATAGACAGTGACATTATCAGTAGTTGTATCAGCAACCCACAAACGACCAAATGCAGAGATAACGATATTTGCAGAAGGAACAGTTCCTGAATAACCAGTTTTCTCACTAACTCTGCGATAAGTTGTCGTACTTACGGCAGGATCAAATATCAATGGATCGTGTCCTGCTTGGAAGAAATAAGTGATGCCATTTAAAGAGGCACACGACCAATTGTTAGCAGAAATAGTAGGAGCAGTACCGCCACCACCATAGGTCAACTCGACAACAGCATCAGAGGTGTTTAGCTTGAATAACTTATTGTTTCCAGCAAACAAAATAGTGAGTGTGCCATCAGATTGGACTAACTCATGGATGACACCAACATCATTTGCTCCAAGGTCTCCAGAGGAAGAGTTGACTCTTGTCCAACCCTTACGAGAACCAATACGACCATACTGATCAATGATGCAGTTCTTTGCAACCAAAGCAAAGCCAGATGACAAATCTAATGGCGAATCTTGAGTATTCAGACCATAAAAGCCTGGTGCAGATACGCTGTTAGTTTGAAGTGCTTGGCTCATATTGCTACAAACTCCTGATTTTCAGGATAGCGAGTGCCTTCCAAAGCAATGTAATCAGAAAGCATAGAACGATACAACTGATAAGCCTCAGAAGAGTTCAAACCACCATCTTCACCACGCTCAACCAAGGCTCTTGCATAGGCGTTTTGCACAACAAGAACATCAGGAACAAGAACAGAAGTGCTGTCAGAAGACAATGTTGCTTGTGGAACAGTCAGAGCAAATGGAATGTTATAAACACCATCTGGTCGTGCATATAGAACTACTTTTGTGTCACCATTACCATCTACGCCATCAAAAGCATAGAACTCAGGAATTCCACTGATTGCAGGTACTAAGTTCTGATAACGATTCATCTGAACAAAGCTGATGTTCTGCATACCAACATTGGCAGTGGTATTGAGAGCATCCATCACTTGAAACTTCTGACCTGCACCAGTAAGTGAGTAGACATAAGTTCCAGAAGTAGTTGTAATGGTCACTGTTTGACCAAGAACATTCCAACCATAAGAATCTTCTACTTGACGCTTGGCATCGTTAACAAACTTGCCAATCAAGGTTGAGTATGCTGTTTCCGTTACTGTAGAAACTTGTGTCTCTCGCAAACGAATCAGAACATCATTGACTAATTGTAGGAATGTCATGCTCTTTGCGCTCCATAAAGCTCGAATGTATTGGTGGAAGACATAGATGAAGCAGACTCAGGAGTGATTCTCACTTGGTCGCCCTCTTCTAAAACAACATAAGCGCCACCATCGAATCTGACATACTGAGTAGCCGCAATTTGATAAGCATCAATTACAGTAATCTCTGCATTGGCACTAGAGTCGTACCACCAGACGCTTACAGTTTTATTGTTTCCAGTATGGTTTGAAATGAAGCAAAGATTCCACAGAGCATAGTAACCAGTAGGAACTGTATAGACTGTAGTCTTAGTACCTGCTGTTAAGTTAGTGCCTATAGAAATTGGTCTCACTTCATGTTCCTCTTAGAGATCGCTTTAGCCTTTGCTCTAGCGTCTTCCTTGGACGATGCACCCCAAGCTCTAAGAGAAAGTAAAAGTCGGGTAGGCTTTCCATCTTTCATCTCAGCGCCAGGCATATTGCCCATTCGTGCTAAAAAGGATGCCCTACGAGGGTTGTCTCCCGACTT